GAAATGCGAGACAAAATACGCAATAGACTAAGTTCATTGGTAGAGTCATCTACCACAGACAACGGTTTATAATATTTTGATTTACGACAACTTCTATCGTTAATAAAGGAGAAATAAGATGTCACAAGATACTGACGTTAATACACCAGTTGGAGGTGTTACAATCCAACCAGTAACAGACACTGATGCTGTGGATACAACCACAACAGAGGCTGAAACAACACCCGAGGTTAAAACCTCAAGTGTTCCAACAGTTGAAAACCGTGATGGTAAACTGTTTGTAGACGGAGTTAGAGTTTTCACACGTGATGACACTAACAAAATAGCCGCTAAGGCAAAGAACGATACTGAACAAGGTTTATTGAAAGAACTAAATGTTGATTCATTAAAGCAGGTAAAGACAGTTGTTGAACAACTCCAAACCGCGAATATTGATGATAACCAACAAACAGATCTAAATGTAAATGCTTTGAGAGATGCCGTTAAAAAACGTGAACAAACAGTAGAAGAGTTGCGTAGTGAACTTAACAGAGTAAAAACAGATTTTGTTTTAACTAATCATTTAAGTAAACTACAAAATGAAATGCCAAGCAGTTGGAATGGTGAACAAAAAGGTGCTGTCATTGATTTAATGAAAGCAAGAAACATGTTTGCTATAGAAGGCGAGGACTTTCAACTTAAAAATGGTGATGATTACATTACCACAGATGGTGAAACACCGGATTACAAGTCAGCAGTTGAAATGGTTGGCAAACAAATCGGTTTACCATTTGCTAAAAAAGGAGCATCGGTGTTAGACGTAGACGCAGGTAGCAGTTCGAAGTCCAAGAGCACAGGCGCAGTTATAGACTCGCTCATTTCAAGTGACTCGGAGTATAGAGCCGCATATTTGAACATACGTGAACAAAACAAGACGTTGTTGAGATCGGATATCACAGATAAAATGGTCAAAGACAGGGTCGCAAAAATAAGGGAGTTAAGAAGTTCTTAACTCACGTAATAACTATAATAAAATAAGGAGACATTATGTCAACAAATAGTGCTAACCTATTAAATAAGTTATTCGAAGAAGTCAGTGGTGATCTTATTGCTCATTATGACAACTCAGTCTTGATGCCTTCGAACGAACTTATTTCAAACTCTTACAACTTAGTAGGGGCGGTTGGGAACAAAATGAGAATCCCAGTCACAAACGCATGGACAACAGGAGCAAGCAATATCAATGAATCGGCTGATATTGCTGGCGAAACTGGAGCAGTCCAAGACTTTAATCCAACGGCTATCGACTTAGCAGTAGGCAAAAGAGGTTCATTCTCTTACGTCACAGCAGAGGCTTTAGAAGACGGCGGATTATCAACTGTATCAAACGCAGTTTCATTAAGATTAGCAAGAAGTATTGCTCAAGGCACAGATATATCTGCGTTTAAATACATGCTAAACAACACAGATACAGCACCGGCAACGGCGGCAGTATTAGATGGTTCAACAGGATCTAACGTAGAACTTGTTAACACAATCACGGGCTCACAAGATATTTGCCCAGTTTTCTCACCCGAGGCTATGGCTTACGCGGTTAAGAGACAGCCGGAGTTAAAAATGTGGGAAGATGTAAAACTGGATCAAACTTCTATGGTAGCGACCATGAGGAACGGGTTTGCTCAAATCGACAAAAGTTTTATCAAAGCAGTAGCAGGTAATACAGCAGTCGGAGCCTCAGCACAAAAGGCCACATTAGCAGACTTTGGTATTGCTGTAGCAAAACTAAGATCAGCAAACGCACCAACAGATGCGGCTGGAATGTATTTTTCAGCAATATCTCCTGCGGTTGAACTACAACTTGTAGATCAAATAACTCATATCGCCAACGGTGGAACAGTAGGTTCACTTAGTGCGACAGGAGACAGAGTGTTAATGGATGCTCTTATTGGTCAAGCAGTTGGAGTCCGTTTCTTAAGAAGTAACAATATCGTTAAAAACGTAGCGGCATCATAAGGTAGGGAGTAGTTATGGCATTTGTAACAAACGTAAACAGTAATGTAATAGCATACTGCGATGCGGCGGATATCAAAGACAAAGATCAAAGGGTTTTCGAATCCAATGAGATTAACTTTGCTGACGCACCGTCGACGCCAACTACTCTTGATGAATATTTAGAAGACCTTTCTATCAAAGCATTCGCAAGAATCAATGAAAAGATTCGAGCAAGTGCTAAATGGAGAAGTTATTTGGGTTATACGAATAATACAGCCTTAACTGGCAATACTATTCCGCCAATCAACGCAGACAGAATAGTAGCAAGACAATCCGATGTGACTGATCTTGCTACATATTATGTGCTCAAAGAATACCTTCTACCCAAAGTAGCAGATTTTGGAGATGATCTTAACAGTGAAGTCCAAAAAATCAGTTATTACAGTTCTAAGTTTGAAGATTTATTCAACGAACTATTGGACATGATGGATTGGTATGACGCAGAGGGAGATGGCTTAGATGCTGATGATAAAATGGTATCATTTAGAACTAACCGTAGAACTCGTAGCAAAAGAAATATAACAAGAGTAAGATAATGGCGTATAGATCAACTTTATTAACTAATCTACAAACAAACTTGGCAACTGGTAACATAAGTGTTAGCACTGAGTTACCTTATACTGCTGGTAGTGACACACTCAACATCAAAAATATGAAAACTTTGTATTTAGATCAAGATAATGAAACTATCACGCAAAACCAACAGTTTTTAGATAATGGTAGTGTAGATCAAAAAGAAACTACGATTAATGCTTATGTTAGTGTAGATGCTAAAAATCCCCCGGCCGATTTGGATACTCGTATCGCAAGTATTCAAAATGCCAAAAGTAGTGTGGCAAATGTTTTTGTAAGAGAATGTGAGACCACTACTGAAATAGAAAGCGATATTTTAACTTATACTTTTGAGTATAGGTTTGTAACAATATAAGAAAAGGAGAACCCAATGGGCGTAATAAATGTAAGTGGATCAACAGTTGAAGCAACTGTTGTTATTAGTGATAAAGGCAGTAGTTATAGTGCCTCTACATCACTTACTTTGTTAAATCTCAACGACATTTCTTTAACAAATACACAAGGAACATTTAGGTATAGTTGTCTTGACACTCAAAGTGAAAAGGTTGTAACAACTGTAGCAACAAATAGTGTTGCCTTAAATCTTGTTATCGATGAAGACCAGTTCTTTGGAACAGGTAGTGGCACAAGTCCAATCATCGAAAAAGGATTATTTGGAACAAGTAATGAAAAGACAGAAATCGACTTTAGAATATATTTCGAAGGTATTACTGTCACAGGAAACAAATACATCGATGGAACAGGGTTTATTACTGGGTTAACACCTACAGTAAATCCGGGGTCACCTTTATGGGTAACACCAGTAACTATCGAAGTAAATGGAGAGTTAACAGAGGGAGCGATTAGTTAATAACTAATAACACCACGTTAAAAAACTTAGTGCTACTCAGCAATGGGTAGCACACTTTATACAGGAGTTCAGTAATGGAACATAAATGGTTAAGACTATACAAGAACGATGTGTGGACAGGTAGAGAAGACCGTATGGTTACTCTTGCTGACGGCAGTGAACATAGTATAGATGATTTAGCAAAACAACACGGCTTAGACTTGCCGGATAGCGGTGCGAAACCAAAGTCAAAAAGCAAAAAAACAATAAATACAGTTGTAGATATACAGGAGAAAGGACATGAAGATATGGAAGGATCACTCGACAGCAGAGATACTGAAGAGCATGATGGAGGAGACAGCGAAGACTAAAAACGAACTTCGTTGTGCCCAAAAAGATTTAGAGAAAGCAAATAACAGATTAAGTTTCTGTTTGAGTGCTTTAAACCACTTAACTCAAGGAGATATACAGAATGAAACTAAGTGAAATAGCAACAAAACCAAAACTAAACAAAATAGTTTTAGATAAAGAAGAAATAGTGTCAGTATATGGAGAGCCATTAGAGTTTTACATATATGACAGACAACCCCTCGAAGTTTTTGGAAGATTAGCAAATGCTGAGAAAGAAAACTTTGCCGATGTAGCCAACCTAATGAAAGACTTAATCCTCGATGAAGAGGGCAATAAAGTTATGGACGAAGATAGGCAGTTACCATTTGATGTTTTAGTAGAAACAATGGCAAAGGTAAGTGAACATTTGGGGAAGTAACTAACCACATTGTTAGGCCGGGGGATAGTGATACAAACTTTATCCTAATGTTGGATACACTTGCTACAAGATACAGCAAGTTACCCAGCGAAGTGTTGCGTAAAGGTGATAGTTTTGATTTAAGTGTTATGGACGTAGCACTTACATATGAAAAGTATCAAAGAGACAAAGAAGGCGGAAGTATAGATACAAATATGTATGATATGGACGCACTAAAACAAACGGCAGAAAAGGCAAAAGAGAATCATGAAAATAGACAGCAGAGTATTCAACAAAAGAATGGGAAAACTTAAACAAGTCCCCGATCAGTTGTTAAAGAATGCTGAAACAGAACTCAAAGCCAACACTCCAATACAGAGTGGTAATGCCCGTAATAAAACAAAGTTACGTGGAAATAAGATTCAAAGTAACTATCCTTACGCAGGTAGATTAGATAGTGGTTGGAGTAAACAGGCACCAAAAGGTTTTACAGAACCTACTATAGAGTTTATGGATAAGAATGTGGATAAACTTATAAAGAGAATATAATGGCAAAAGACATTAAAGTAGCATTAGAGTTAGATAATAAACAGTTTAATCAAGGTATAAAGCAAAGCACTACCGAAGTTAATCAGTTTGGAGCAAACAGTAAAAAGCAAATGGCCGCAGTTGCTTTAGCAGTTGCTGGTGCCACTGCCGCTTTTGCTGGTTTAAGAAAAGGATTGGGTGTTGCTGGAGAGTTTCAAGACCTAACAAGTAGTTTAACAACATTGTTTGGTAGTGTGGACGCAGGTGCGGCGGCATTTGATAGGGTCACAGACATAGCAAGTAAGACTCAGTTCCAAGTTCAAGACATAACTAAGGCATTTATTGCCCTAAAAGGCTCCGGTATAGAACCTACTGAAGACATAATACTTACATTTGCTAACGCGGCCGCCATTACAGTAGACCAAATAGGCTCATTTGAAGCGGCAATAAGACTTTTATCAAGAAGTTTTGCTGGTGGCGTAGGTTTAGAAGAACTAAACGCACTAAATGACAGAGGTGTTCCAGTATTTGTTATACTTAAAGAAAAGTTAGGCTTAGCAAAAGACGAAATCAACAAGTTTTCCAAAGAAGCAGGTAATACACAAAAAGTTATTGACGCATTAGGCGAAGGAATCAATGAAAAGTTCGGCGATGCTTTAGGAAACAGAATAGAAAACACAAATCAACGTATATCAAACTTTAATGATGCTGTAGCAGTTTTAACAAACAACTTACTTAGCGGTGCTAATGAAGGCTTTGGTGATTTGATAGGTAATCTAACAGAAAGCATTAAAGCATTAAATGAAAACATAGAAGGCATAAAAGCATTTGGTAAAGTTATAGGCAGTATAGGACTTATAGCCGCTACAACATTCGGTGGTAGAGGATTATTAGGAATATTTAACAGAGTAAATGGTTCGGCAAGAACAGCCGCAAGTTCAATGAAGTTATTAGGTAATGGTATTAAAAGCATTACTGGTATTGGATTATTAACAGCAAGTGGTAAAGCATTTGGTAGAGCATTTGGTTGGATACCTATGGCTACTACTAAACTTAGTAAGTTTAGTAGAGTAATATTAGGTTTAGTAGCAGGCGCAGGTGGCTTGCTACAGTTAACGGGTGTTGTCCTTGGTCTTAAAATGGCATTTGAAGCCTATCAAGATGTTGTAAACGCAAGAGAAACAAAAATAATAGATGCTATTGTAGGCGATGGTAGAGAAAGGGTTGAGCAAGAAATAGAAGACTTAGCACTTAAAGTATTAGACCTCACAGACGCAATGAACTTGTATTACGAAACTACAAGATTTAGCACAAGACCAGTTGGTATAACATTAGGTTTACAAGCCGCAGAAATAGACAAGTTACAAAAACGTATAGACAGATTAAGAGCAAGCCTTACAGATATGCCGGAGAGTGACAGCGGTAGTAGTGACGATGATAGTGAAGTAGAAAAAGAACTAACAACATTAGAAAAAATAGCCGCAGTTACTAAAGACATAGGCAAAAACTTTAGAAGTGAAAAACAGTTTAAAATCTTTGTTGAATCATTAAGAGAACTAAAAACAGAACTAATGAGCAATGAAGAGTATGCGGCATATGAAAAAGCATTAAAAGATATAGAAGCCGCTTTTGATATGGAAATAGATCCGGAGGTTGTTAAAACAAGATTCCAAGAACTCCGAGAAGAAATAAGCAAAGTTGTAGATTTTGAAGAGTTCGATGCTGTATTAGGTGCTATAACACAATCGTTTAAAGACGGTGATATTAGTATTGATGAATACAATGAAGCATTAGTTTTACTGAAAGGCAGTATCAGTGACACAGAAGCAGGAATGGCTATATTCCAAAATGCTATAAAAGATATAGATACTGCTATAGCACAAGATTTAACAAACGCAATATTTGAAGGTGAAAATGCTGTAGAAAGTTTAAAAGCCACATTCAAAGAAGCAATCAAACAAATGATAGCAGATACAATAAGATTAATGGTAGTTCAAGCCGCTTTACAAAGTATATTTGGATTCTTTGGTTATAGTGCCGTGTTTGCCCCAAGTGGTGGTATAAGCAATATAGAGAAAAAAGCAATGGGCGGTCCTGTAATGAAAAACAAACCGTATATAGTGGGAGAACAGGGGCCGGAGTTAATGATACCGGGGAGTAGTGGTAATATAGTGCCTAATCACTCTTTAGGTGGCATGAATCAAACAGTAAACTACAATATACAAGCCGTAGACGCACCAAGTTTCCAAAGTCTTGTAGCAAGAGATCCACAGTTCCTACATGCTGTAGTAACAAAAGGAGCAAACACTTTACCAAGCGGTAGGAGATTTTAATGAGTTTTCAAACAATAGTAAATAATGCCACAAACATAACTATTACTAATATGCCAGTAACAGGTGCTGTAATGAGTAGATCACAAAGACTAAAAACAGCAAGTAGAGGCCCAGCAATATACATGTTTGATGTTGCTGTAGGTAGAGCCTTCGAAATGAATGGCACAAACAGAGCAATGTTACAGGTATTACAAACAAAAAACAGAACAACAGAAGAAGAAATAACACTTAGTTCAACAACTGGTATGGGTTATATAATGGGTTACGCAGGAACTATAAGTAGTGCTAATCTAAATGCTTTAACTATATCAAGTGCTACAGGCAGTAGATTTGTTTTAGACACATCAAGCACTACAGGTATACAAGCAAGTGATACTATATTTGAAGTAGGTGATTATATACAACCTGCTAACAGCAGATACACTTATCAAGTAAAAACAACTGTATTCGGCAGTGATATATCATTAGGATTAGTAAATGTTGATGTGAACAGAAACATTTTACCATCCACAAGTGATGGCGGTGTAAACATTGTAGGGCAAACATTAAATGTTGCCAACAACTGTAGTTTTCATGTAAAATGTCTTAAGATGCCAACTCATACACTAATCCCCGGCAAACTATTTACATTTGACGGCAGTTTTCAGTTTGTAGAGGTTATACTTTAATGGCAACAACAATAACACCAGTTGTAGGCGCAACAAATATACAATCTGTTATATTTGTAGAGTTAGGACCTATAGAAGGCACAACATACTATATAGCAAACACATATAAACCTTATACAGTAGGCAGTAACAGTTATACTGCTTTAGGTTCACTTGTAGGACTAACAGATATAAAAGATGAACTGAGAGTAAGTAATGCTGATATAGGTATAGTGTTTAGTGGTATACCCACAGACCAAGATTATATAAGTTTGGTGTTAAACAGCAAAGTCAAAGGTGCTCCAATAAAAATAAGCAGAGGATTTATTGACGCAAACGGTGATATTGTAGGCAATACAATATATACAAGATTTAAAGGCATTATTCACAACTACAGTATAAGTGAAAGTAGAACTGAGTTCAGTAAAGATGCCTATCATAGTGTTACTTTACAATGTAGTAACATAAACAGCATTTTAGAAAATAAAGTAGCAGGAAGAAAAACAAACGAACAAGGTATGAAAGAATATTTCTCAACTGACAGCAGTTGGGATAGAGTAGCAACATTAATGTCTACTGCTTTTGACTTTGGTAAA